CCAGAAGTTTCTCCCCGCGAAACACTCAGCGTTATCCCAGACTCGCCATTTTTGAACCAGCCTGAACCAGAGCAGTCATGACTGAGGTCAAAGCAAAAGTAAAGAAAACTGGGGTCGCCAAAAAACCGGCTAAAAAGTTGATGGGAAACGTAAAACCCAGACTTCACACGCCATTCTTAAAAGGTGAGTCTAAAATTGGTGAAGTTTTGGAGTTTGCAGAAAAACTGAATATCAAACTGTTTGATTGGCAGATAGTCGTGCTAACCGACTTGCTGACAATCGATAAAGATGGGATGTATGTCAAAAAGTTCTCTGGACTTTGCGTTTCGAGACAGAATGGTAAAACTTTTTTAAGTCAGATGCTGATATTGTCTAAATTGTTCTTATGGGGTGAGTCAGTGCTAGGCATGGCTCATAAGCGCGACTTATCGCTGCTTACATGGAAATCAATAGTTAACATCATTGAGTCAAATGAGTTTCTGATGTCGCAGATCAAAGGCGATGGCAAACGAGCAGATGGAATTACAAGAACTAATGGCGGCGAATGCATAACTTTGAAAAATGGAGCCACCTATCGTATTGCCGCATCAACTGATGGCGGCGCCCGCGGACTCACCGCCGATTTCCTTTACATTGACGAATTGCTATTGGTCACACCTGAAGGATGGGCAGCGGCACGCCCTGTAACTACTGCAAAACCCAATGCCCAGACATTTGTCACTACAAACGCAGGCAGCGCTCATTCGACTGTTCTTAATGATCTGAGAGAACGCGCCCTTAGTTATCCTAACGAGACATTTGGTTGGTATGAGTATTCTGCACAACCACACATAAAAATTCAGGACAAAAAAGGCTGGCAGCAAGCCAATCCCAGTTTAGGCATAACCATTACTGAGGCTACATTGGCAGAATATGTAGCCACAATGCCTACGGATCAATTTATGCGTGAGCATCTGTGCCAGTGGGTCGATGCGGCTCAAAGCCCGTGGGCTTATGGAGTTATTGAGGCAACATCTGACTCTAGCCTGCAAATTACTCCGGGTGGCAATATTTACTTTGCAATGGATGTTTCACCCAGTAAACGCGATGGCGCATTAGTCGCTGGCAAACTTAACCCACAGACCGGCAAGATTGAAATAGGTTTAATGCAACTCTGGACATCTGAGATTGCTATTGACGAGGTTAAAATGGCGAGCGAAATACATGTATGGGCGCAAAAATTTAAGCCAAAAGGAATTTGTTATGACAAATATGCCACTGCGTCAATTGCATTGAAATTACAACAATCTGGGCAAAAGATAATTGAAAACTCAGGACAAGAGTTTTATCAGGCGTGTTCTACGCTCGCTGAAAGTTTTATCCATAATCGGCTTGTGCATAGTGGGCAGCCGGAACTCGTGTCTATGTTTAACAACTGCTCAGCCAAAATCAACGGCGATCATGGTTGGAGAATTACACGCAGGAAATCTGCCGGATCTGTGGCTGGAGCAATTGGCACTGCCATGATTGTCCATCAACTTTCAAAGCCACAATCAACTGCTCAAATATTTGTTTGACACGCGTCTCATAGTGTGAGATTATTTGACTCCTAAGGTAAGGTTGGTGTATGGGTATTATTTCAGCGCTGTTTCCTAAAACGCCTAATACTATTGAAGCCCAGCAAGCACCTCAAGTAATTAATGATCGTTTTGCATCATTTTCTGGATTAACAACAACTCCAGTCAATAGAGACTCTGCATTAAGTGTTCCAGCAATCGCAAGATGTCATGCATTGATCACAGGTGTTATTGGCGCAATGGAATTACAATTAGAATTAAAAGCAACTGGAGAATATTTACCAACTCCACTATGGATGGAACAACCATCTAAATCACAATCACGAGCAGTTACAATTTCGCTCACTGTTTCAGATTTGATGATGTATGGTCAAAGTTTCTGGCAGGTTACTGAAGTATTTGCTGATGATGGTCGCCCTGCTCGTTTTGAATGGGTAGAAAATAAGCGTGTTGGTGCTGTTCTTAATGACATTGGAACTTATGTTGATTATTACACAGTTAATGCTTATCCTGTTCCCAATGATGGTTTAGGTTCTTTAATCACCTTCCAATCATTAGGTGATGCAGGAATTTTACGCAGAGGCGCATCAACAATACAAGCCGCAATAGATGTTGAGAAGGCTGCATCAATTGCTGCCAGCACGCCAATGGCTACCGGAATATTACGGAATAACGGAGCAGATTTAGGCGAAGGTGAAGTGCAGGGCATTCTTGCTGCATGGAAGCAAGCCCGCAACAATCGTTCAACTGCTTTTCTTTCTGCACAACTTGAGTTCCAACCAGTTGCATTTTCTCCGAAAGACATGATGTATCAGGATGCAATTCAAACACTTGCTTTGCAATGCGCAAGAATGTGCAATGTGCCGGCTCAATATTTATCAGCAGATTTTACTGGCAATTCAATGACTTATCAGAATGTTCAAGATGAGCGCCGTCAATTCGTTGATCTAACTTTGATGCCATATATCGAGGCAATTTCTTCTCGTTTGTCAATGGATGACATTACGCCACGCACACAATGTGTGGAGTTTGACTTTTCAGGATTCTTACGCACTGATCCTATGGAGCGTTTGAATGTAATTGAAAAAATGCTTAGCCTAGAGTTAATTACTTTAGAGCAAGCAAGAGAAATGGAAAACCTTAGCCCGAATGGGAGCGAATAATGATTTTAACTTTTTCTAGCGAGATTGAAGCAACAGATACATCACGCAGAACAATCTCAGCAAAAATTGCACCTTACGATGAAATCGGTCATACAAGCGTTGGTAAGGTCATTTTTGAGCGCGGGTCAATAACATGGGACACACCCAAATCAGTCCTCTTTCTTGAGGAACATAATGACAAAGCCCGTTTAGGTCGCGCTCAATCTATCGAAGCCGGATCAGACGGATGGTATGGCGTGTTTAAGTTAAGTGCCAGCAGTCGTGCTACTGATGCTCTTATCGAGGCAAGTGAAGGACTGAAAACAGGAGTAAGTGTCGGTGTTGAGGTAATTGACTCAAAGCCTGTTAATGGAGTTCTCCATGTTCTCAAAGCAACACTAAACGAAGTTTCTTTGGTAGGTCGCCCTGCATTTGATGCAGCACGCATATCAGAGGTAGCAGCCAGCGAAGGCGAAACTGCTGAAACAACCGAAACCCAACCTAACGAAAGTGAGGCTCAAGTGGAGATTACTCCAGAAGCCGTAGCACCAGAGGCAGTAGTCGAAACCCCAGCGGTTGAAGCATCTCGCCCAGTAGTAACAGCAGCAGTTGGTTATACACGACCACGCGTTGCACCAATCTCATCATCTCAATATCTCGGAGCATCTATTAAGGCTGCAATGGGTAACGAGGATGCACGCCAAACAATTTTGGCTGCTGATGACAGCACTTCAACAAATACAGGTTTAACATTACCAACTCACCTAACCGAATTTATTACAACAACATTCTCTGGTCGCCCAGCGTTTGATGCTGTAACTCGTTCAGGTGCAGTTCCACAATTAAGTTTCACTGTTCCAAAGATGGGCACAGCGCCAACGACTGCTTCAACAGCAGAAGGTGCAGCACCATCAGAAACAGGAATGACATCAACATATGACACAGTAACAGCAACCAAATATTCATCTATCAACCGAGTCAGTTTTGAATTGCTCGACTTTTCAAATCCTGCGTTCGAAACTTTACTTCTCAATGAAATGAGAAAAGGTTACGAAAAAGCAACTGATGCTGCACTAATTGCTGCATTCACATCATCTGGAGTTCAAGCAACAGGTGTTGCTGCAACTGCTGCTGGTCTGCAATCATTTATTGCAACTGAATCTGCTGCTGCATACAAGGGAACAGGCGGCGATTACGCTCGCAAACTAGTTGCATCAACTGATCAATGGGCTGCGATTCAAGGCTACGCAGACACAACAGGTCGCGCACTTTACAATGCACAAAGCGCAACATATAACTCATCAGGTAATGTTGGCGGTTCATCTGTTGTTGGTAATGTTCTAGGCACCGATTTGGTGATCGATCATAACATCACAACATCAGGAATCATTGATGAGTCAGCGTTCTTAGTTGCTCCATCATCTGTTTATGTTTGGGAATCCCCACAAACAAATCTCCGCGTAAATGTTTTGACCACAGGCGAAGTGGAAATAAATATGTATGCTTATCTCGCAATTTATGTTTCAAAAGCAGGCGCCGGTGTGCGTCGCTATAACTTCACTGCGTAAATAGCAATCGTGTTGTGGGGGCTTTGTAGCCCTTAGCCCCCACAATTTTTTTTGAGAGGAAAACATGCCAGCAACTTATGTGACTGAAGCCGAACTTAGGCTTACACTTGGAATTGAAAATCTTTACAGTTCAAGTGTAGTTGAGGAAGTTTGTCAGGCTGCCGAAAATGTAATCAAGGGTTATTTATGGTTTAACAGAACACCGAACATTGGTCATAGCAACACAGCATCACCAAATGCAACTGGAACTTCATATTTTGAATTTAACCACCAATTTTATGTTGGAGAAACAGTTGTTATTTCTGGTAGCGGATCAAAACATAATGGAAGCAAAACCATTACATCAGTTGGTGAAAAAGATATTACTTATGCCATTTCAGGCAATAACGTTGCCGCTACTCCATTCCATCCTATTGCTCCCTACGGATTAGTTAGTGGAGATACTTATGTTGATTTTGCAACTGTTCCTGAAATTCGTGAAGCATCTTTAATGATTGCTGTTGATATTTGGCAAAGCAGGCAATTGTCTAGCGCAGGCGGCATGTCTCCAGACGGATTCAGTCCCGCGCCGTGGCGAATGAGTAACAGCGTTGTGGCAAAAATCAGAGGCTTAATTGCGAATTGGATAAATCCGGCGGGATTAGTTGGATGACAGTAGCCGTCACTACTCTCCGCGCAACTCTCGCAGCGGCTTTATCCAATCCAACAGTGTGGCAGACTTTTAAATATCCGCCTGCCACAGTGTTGGCTAACAGCGTGATAATTTCTCCATCTGATCCATATATTGTTCCTAGCAATAATTCACGCAACACAATTAGCCCCATGGCTAACTTTACAATTCGTTTGTATTTACCTTTACTAGATAATCAAGGCTCACTTATGGACATTGAAACATTTATTGTTGGTGTGTTTAATAAGTTAGCAGCCTCATCACTAACATATAATATTGGCACTGTATCTGGGGTATCAGTTGATACAACAAATGGTGACCTTCTTACTTGTGAAATGCAAGTAAGTATTCTTACGAGTTGGAGTTAAATATGTCCGATCTAACAAATGAAGATTTGGCTTTTCTGAAAAAGATTGGTCAGATTGAAACACAACCATCAGCCCCTAAAGCACAAGCCAAGAAAGACGAGGAATAAACAATGGCAATTTTTCTAAACAACAAAGTCGGTTTTAAAATCGGCGCAGTAAATTTATCTGACCATGTGACATCATTCAGCCTTAATAGACAATCTGACCAAATTGAGGTCAGTGCCATGGGCGATACTGCACACAAATTTGTAACTGGATTGTCAGCAGATACCATAACTGTATCATTCTTGAATGACACAGCAGTTGCAAGCGTTCTAGCAACATTGCAAGATGCTTACGGAACAACAGTTGCATTTTCTGCAATTCAAGATTCAACAGCGGTTGTATCAGCAACAAACAAACTATACACAGGAACAATCTTGATCGATAATATTATGGACATTAACGGCGCTGTCGCTGATGAAGCCGTTATGGATCTTACATTTACTTGCAATAGCAAAACAGCACTTGCAACAACCGGAACTTGGTCATAACCAACTACTAAAAGAAAAGGGCTAAAATGGCAAAACTAAAAATAACAAAAGCAGATGGCACTGAATCCGAACATCGGATCACGCCTAGTATTGAAGTTGCGTTTGAGAACCATGTAAAAATGGGGATGCACAAGGCGTTTCGTGATCTTGAGCGTCAAAGCGACATCTATTACTTAGCGTTTTTGTGTTTGAAAGCATCAGGCGAGACAGTAAAACCTTTTACTGACGCAGGATTTTTAGACACACTTGCAAAAGTAGAGGTTTTAGATGACGACCCTTTGGCTTAACGCGTGACACGCTCGCATACTTAATTTGTAGAATGAGCATTGAAACGCAGATTCCGGTTCAATCGTTTATCGAAATGGATGAAAGATTGTTCAAAACATATCTTATGGCAATGAGAGATCGTGCTAAGGAGTTAGAAAACAATGGCAAGCAAAGCAATCGAAGGCGCTCTTAAACTACGCCGCGCTTTGCTCCATTACGAACTTGATTTAGCAGACGAAACAAAGGCTGAAGTAGAAAAAGCCCTTATCCCAATTGAAGATAAGGCTAGGGGCTTTGCTACTGTTCCAGCAGGTTTAAGTTCTTGGTTTAAGCAATCTAATGGATCATTTCCATCTGCCAATCTAGGAGAAATCCGACGCGGCATCCAGTCCAGCGCCGATGCATCTAAACCTAATCGCCGTGGCTGGGTATCATTGGCAAGAGTAGAAAACACTAGTCGTGCAGGCGCTATTTTTGAAACCGCTGGTCGTAAAAACAAAGATGGTAGAGCCGCGTTCCAAAATGTCAGAGGTCCTGAGTATGGAACTTTAGGAACTGAAGGCAAAAGAGGCGGCAAGCAACGCAAGGGTATTAAAAGTTACAATTCTAATAACCCATTTGCGGGATACCAATTTACACATGCCATTGAAGCAGCATCACCCTTAGCAAAAAATCCTCAGTTAGTTAGAGGGCGCAAAGGCAGAGGACACTTAATTTTTAGAGCATGGAAAGAAAACAACGGCGTGGCAAACGCTGCTGTGATTTTAGCAATTCAAAAGACAACTAAAAAGTTTTATCAGGGAACGGATTAATAAATGGCACAAGAGGCTAAAGTCGCGATTAATATCGCATCCGAATTTACTGGTAAGAAAGCATTTAAGCAGGCTGACGCGGCTGTTTCTAATCTAGGCAAAACACTTAAGCGTGCATTGATTGGCGTTTCTATGGCTGCATTTGCTAAGAGCGCTGTATCCACATTTATTGCAGCAGATAAAACTGCTCAGTCATTTGCAAACACAATGGCAAACATTGGACTCAAAGAAGCAACTGCTGATGTAATGGCAATGACTGATGCAATGGAGATGCAATTTGGCGTGGCTGCATCTCGCTTGATTCCGGCTTATCAAAGATTTGCAGTCATAACACGGAACACCGCTGACTCACAACAATTGCTTAACCTAGCAATGGATGTTGCAGCAGGAACCTCAAACAGTCTTGAGACTGTGACTAACGCATTTACAAGAGCCCTAAATGGTAATAACACAGCATTAGGCAAGTTGGGTTCAAACCTCACAAAAACTGATCTTAAAACCCTAACACTCAATGAGAACCTAGATAAGTTAGCAAATAACTATTCAGGAGCAGCATCAACTGCATCTGAGACTTTAGCCAATAAGATTACAAGATTAGGATTAGCGTTTAATAAGGCGAAAGAATACATTGGCGGCGGCTTAGTAACAGGCGCAATGATTGCAACTGGATCAGCAAACATTGAGCAATTGCAACAAAACATTATCAATTTTGGCATAAGCGCGGCAAAAGTATTTGTCACAGTTGGAACTTTAATACATGACAATTTAGAATTATTAAAGCAATTAGGAATTTTAGTGGCTGCTGTTTATACCAGCGCCAAACTTTATGCCGGAGTTGCTGCATTCCTTAAAGTAGGAGAAGCAATTATCCTATTTTATAAAACATTAAGAAGCGTATCTATTGCAGCAGCAATTGCTCAGATGGTTGCAATCAATCCAATAGCAGGCGCTCTAGGTGGCGTGGCTTTGGTCGCAGGCATCATTGCTGCAAACAAAGCCTTAGATAGTTTTGAAAATAGCGTTAAGAGCGCAAACAAAGTTAAATTTACCATACCTAAATTTACAGGTTTGAGCGCATCTGTCGGAGATGTTAAGAATCAGCAAAAGATTACAAAAGAAAAGAAAGATCAACTCAAAGCCGATATTGCTGCTGCTAAACTTAAAAAGGCATCCTTAGTATTACAGAACTCCAGCAAGGTGTTTGACATAGATTTAATCCAAAACACAGCGGCATTGCAGGGCAAACTTACTGAAGATGAAACTTTACGCTTAAAACTTCAGCAAGCAATTTTGACTGAAAACGCAACAGTAGCAGGCAAGTTATCTCAGGAATTATTGACAATACAAATTGACGCAATGATTTTGTCAAACCTTGATCCATTTGGTAACTTCACAAATGGCGCTGCAAACGCGCTTGCGGAAATGATTAAACTACGCACTGAACTGGGCAAACTAGGAACTCCTATGTTAAACGCCGCGGAACAATTATTGGCAACAGATTATGCAGCGGTAATCCTAGATCAAACTGATCCAGAAATTCTTGCAATGGAAGAAGAAATTAGACGTGGTTTAGAATCATTATCTCTTTTGCCAAAAGGAACATCTAATGCACCGACACAGAATTATCGTGATGATTTCATGACAAGAAATATGAACACAGGACAAAGAAACATTGTTATTTCTATTGATCCTATGGCAGCAGCAGCAGGCGTGAATGTTGCATCAGTTGATAACTCAGCAAATGGCAACAGCAATAATTACAGCACCATTCAAAGTTTTAGAGGCGGCACTGGGTTCTAATGGCAACACCACACCTAGTAGTCACCTTTGATTTTTCTTCAGGCGCGGTTTTTGATTACCCTTTTATTATTGGAGAAGGCGTATTAGGAGTCAATGTTCTTGCAGACTCAGCAGCATTAGTTGTTGATATTTCTGATCAGGTTAGCAAAGTTAGTATTCGCCGTGGTTACAATCTTTTGCAAGAGCAATTTCAAGCAGGAACTGCAACAGTAAGAATTATCGATCCGACAGGCGCGTGGAATCCGACTAACCCATCATCTCCTTACGCTGGATTATTAAATCCTTTACGCAAAGTAAGAATTTCTGCTGACGATAGTTTTCTATATTCTGGATATACAACAGCCTATAATTATTCATGGGATAAAGAACAAAACATTGGATTTGTTGATGTTCAACTAAGTGATGCATTTCGCCTATTTAACATGTCATCAATTACAACAGTTAGCGGCGCAACGGCTGGAGAAACAACCGGCAGCCGTATAACAGATGTGTTGGATACAATTGGTTTTCCTGCATCAATGAGAGATATTGAAGCAGGATCAACAACTGTTCAAGCAGATCCGGGGGAATCCAGAACATCATTGCAAGCAATTCAGAATTTAGAATTCTGTGAACAGGGCGGTTTTTATGTGCAGCCTTCAGGCGATGTTAAATTTATTAGTCGTTTATCAATTCAACAAAAATCTGGTGTCAATCCAACATTCTTTTCAAATGATGGAACGGGCATAAGTTACAAAAATATTATTACTGCGCTGGATGATAAATTAATTATTAATACGACCAGCATCACAAGGGCTGGAGTGGGCGCGGTTGCTCAAACAGCAAGTAACACAGCAAGCCAAATAAAGTATTTTCCACATTCATACACTGCCACTGACCTGCTAGTTCAAACAGATGCTCAGGCTCTTGATATTGCCCGCGCTTATTGTGCAACGAGAGCAGAAACTACGCTCAGAGTCGATTCACTAACACTGGATCTCAACTCAGCAGACTATGCAGCAGGCACAACAGCCGCTTTGACTCTTGATTTTTTTGACACAATCAGGGTAAAAAATGTGGGGCAAGATGGCACTGTCATTGATAAAACTTTGCAATGCATGGGAATATCCCATGAAATCACACCATCTACATGGCTGACCAGCCTAGTGACATCGGAACCTATAATTGACTGTTTCCAAATCGGGAGCAGTCTAAATGGTATAATCGGCACGTCAGTAATGACATACTAAGGAGCAATACATGGCAACAGGATTTCCAGCAGCAACAGGTGATGTTCTTTCCGCTGCAATGTTTAATGGTTTGGTGGCGTTTAGTATAAACGCGCAAACAGGAACTACTTATACAGCAGCCTCAACAGATCAGTATCAAGTTTTAGTTACCATGAATAATGCATCTTCCAATACTTTTTCTATTCCAACAGACGCTACTTATGCGTTCCCAAATGGAACTGCAATTACAATTTTACAAATTGGCGCAGGGGTAACAACTATAAATGCTGTCACATCCGGCACAACAACAATCACTAGCGCGGGTGCAGTTTCAGCAGCACCTGTTTTATCGCGTTACAAAGCAGCAGTGGCTTTAAAAACTGGCACAAATGCGTGGACTATAATCGGTGCGGTTGCATAATGATTGGCGCAATTGTTGCTGGTGCTACATTTAAGGAAGCACCACCTAACACAATTACTGTTGATTATTTAGTTGTTGCTGGCGGCGGTGGCGGCGGCGGATCGACTAATGGCGGTCCGAATACGGGTGGTGGTGGTGGCGGTGGACTTCGCTGCACAGTTACTGCAACAGGCGGTGGTGGATCACTAGAGACTGCATTAACAATTACAAAATCAACTAACGTTTCTGTCACAGTAGGCGCAGGCGGTTCTGGTGGAACTGGCGGCGCAGGACTTAGAGGCGCAGTTGGTGCTGATTCATCTTTCTCAACAATAAGTTCTACTGGTGGCGGCGGTGGTGCAAGCAGTCCCGGAAACGCATCTTCAACTAATGGTGGCGCAGGCGGTTCTGGTGGTGCATCAACTGGTCCAGTTGGAGTAGGCGGCGCAGGAACTACAAATCAAGGTTTTGCGGGCGCAAGCACATCCGCGTTTGCTGGTGGCGGTGGCGGCGGCGCAGGTGCAGTAGGAACATTTATTAGTCAGGCTGCTGGTGGTAATGGTGGCGCAGGAATTAGCACATCCATCACAGGATCAAGTATTGGATATGCAGGCGGCGGCGCAGGTAGTGGACTTGGACCCGGCTGGGGAACTGCGTCAGATGGCGGCGGTTCTAACGCTGATGGCACTGCAAATAAAGGCGGTGGTGCATCAGGACAAACTACTAACTCACCTGCAACTGTTGGATATAACGGCGGCTCAGGCGTTGTAATTCTTCGCTACTTAACTGCTCAAGGCACAATATCAATTGGCGCAGGATTAACAGGCTCAACTGCCACAGATGGTTCTTACAAGGTAACAACAATTACCGCTGGCACTGGAAACGTGAGTTGGTCATAATGGCACATTACGCATTTATTACAGATGGCATAGTCACTGAAGTTATTGTTGGGATAGATGAAACACAATTAATTGAAGGTTTAGACCCAGAGACTTGGTATGGCAATTTCAGAGGTCAATTATGCAAGCGGACTTCATATAATGGCAAAATACGCAAGAATTTTGCTGGCGCTGGAATGTCTTACGATGAAATTAGAGATGCTTTTATTTCTCCAAAACCCAAAAATGCAATTGGTTTTGATGAGCAAACTTGTCAATGGATAGTGCCGGAAGCGGAGTTTCCTGTTGAAGCCTCATCTTTGTAAAGCCGGTGTGCAATTAAGAGAACAAATTGACGACTCATATCCAGAAAGAGATCGTCGTAGTGATGGCTGGATCGGTGACGCAAAACATTCAGCAAGCAAGTCGGATCACAATCCTGATTTACAAAATAACTCAATCGTTCGTGCCGTTGATATTGACTCAAACTTGTCATCCCACAAAAGCGAATCAATATATTTGGCAAATCAGATACGGCTCCATGCAAAATTTAGCAAAAACAAAAGAATCGCGTATGTCATTCATAACGGAAAGATTGCATCCAAAATCTTTGGATTTCGCTGGAGAAAATACAGCGGATCAAACCCGCACACTTCGCACATACATATCTCTTTTACGCCAAAAGGCGATGCTGATGGTTCTTTTTTTGAAATACCACTACTAGGGGGCAAACAATGAAACATCCTTTATTCCTAATGTCAGGCGCATTCCTTGCTGCATGGGCTGCATCTAACTTTGATATTGATTATCGTGCAGTTTTATGGGCTGTTTTAGCAGGCGTATTTGGATACGCAACTCCTAAAAAGTAATGAGTGCGCAAGACTGGGCTGCCCTAATCGTGAGCCTAGTAACTATTGTTGGTGCATTTATTGCATCAGTGCGGTGGCTAGTTAAGCACTACCTAAGCGAACTAAAAACTAACGGCGGCTCATCATTGCGAGATCAGGTTAATCGCCTTGAGGTGCGTGTCGATACCATAATCCAAATGTTAGATAGGTAACACTTTACTCATGGCACGCAGAAAAGTCATAGACGT